GAAGTTATGCTTGTCAGTCAGACATATAATCATCTTATGTATCTTGTGGTTCCACATGTACTCACCGATAGTCTTATCTATCTTAGCTTTAGCTGACTCAAGTGAAGTGACATACTGACTTACGTCTCCGTCACCATCCCAATCAACACGTACCTCATGGGTAGCAGCTACTTGGTATGCAAGTATGTCTGCATCAAGTAGTCCTATTTTTTGTTGAGCCATTTCATCCCCTTCTCTGTAATTAACCAACGGTCCCAATAGGAACCATCGAGTCCTTTGGTTGTGATGAGTCCTTCACTAGCAGCCAAAGCTATTTCAAATCTATGACTACGAGCTATTAATCCTTGTAACCAAATGCCATCCACCCATGATTTCTTTAATACCTCAGTGAGTTTCGGACCAGTTATCTCCGACTTGGAACTCTCCTGTAATCGGGCATCGGAATTTAAAATGTTCTCCAGCCATTTCAAAAGACTGAACTGCAAGTGTGCCGACTTCATCTGCTATCTCCTTTTCGGTTTCAACTTGTATCTCGTCATGTACCCAAGCTACAAGGTGTGCCTTATCCTGATAACCTTTATCAGTTAGCAACTGTTTAAATAAAATAATAGCTTGCTTAGATATGAGTGCACCTGCTGATTGAAGTAATGTATTCAATGCAGCGTGAGGTGATCTTATCTTTAACAAGCGACCATCAAGTCCTGGTACATACCCATGCTTCTCAGCAAAGGCAGTAACATTATTAATAAGTTTCTTTAGTGCAGGTGTCTTAGCTAGGAATCTTTTCTTAAGCATGGCGCCTTCTTTCTTACTACCACCCACAACTTCTCCTATCTTCTCTGCCCCTGCACCATAAAGGAATGCATATATGAAGCGCTTACTTTGTGCTCTTGTGTTTAGTCCTGCTGCTTCTTGGTTAGTGGTGTGGATGTCACCTTCCAATAACTGTTTGGCATATGTTCCTTTGTCATACTGTCCCATGTAGTGAGCCAAGCATCTAAGTTCGAGCCCTGATAAGTCAGCTCCCACCAAGGACTTCCCCATTGGAACAGAGAATAATCCTCGACAGTCAGAACCGTAGGGGGCTGACCCACTAGGAACTTGTGCAAGGTTAGGCGATTGATGGGTAGCTCGTCCTGTGACTGCTCCGTTGTTTCTAATCGAACCATGTATTCTTGAGTCATTAGTGTTTACCTTCTTGAGCCATGCCTGATTTCCATCTGACAATTGTCCGAGTCGTTTATCAATAACTAGATACTCAGCTAAGAGTTTAGCTTCAGGGTAATCTAGCTTAGCTATCACTGCATCATCAACCTTAGCCTGTCCACTAGGTGTGAACTCTTGAGGTTCCCATCCATGAATAGTCTTTAGTCTGTCTGCAATATGCATACGAGAGTTAGGATTAAACTCAGTCACTGTTACCTTGACATAAGGTTCACCCTTAACTCTACCTGTCTTACTGTTGGTAGACTTAGAGATAACAGGAGGTGACTTAACTTCCCAAGGAGGGAAGGCTGTCTGTAGTTCAGCAGCTAAGTCTAGCTTCCTGGCTATCAGCTTAGTGTGTAGATCAGTTGCTTTCTCTTGGTTAAAGTAGAACCCATGTGTCTCCATGTCAGCAGTAATCCATTGCAACTTATGCTCTAGCTCTACTGATTCTTTACTAGGATTCTTAGTCATGAGATGTTTATATAATTTCTCAGTCACTAAACAATCTTGAACACAGTAGTCTTCCATCTCTTTAGACCAAGACAATCTATTCTCTTCGATGCTCATGTCATAGTCACCTTTAAGGAAACCCATGCGCTGTCCCCAAGACTTCAATGAATGACTCTTGAATAATTTTTTGTCCAATTTTTCTTTTGCTAATAATTTAATATCAACATCAGATAGGTCAGGGTAAATTAAAGTAGACAACGTGAGCGTATCAATGACCTGCTCTTCTCTAACTTTAAAGTTTGGATACAACTTTTGAATAGCAGGGATATCAAACTTAATTACATTGTGACCTGCAATCTTATCTGCTGTCATCAACATGTCTAACCCAGGTTGTATCTCTGTGTTAAATCTATAGACACCCTCAGTCTCATCATCTCTTATGCAAAGACAATGTATCTTAGTCATGTTGTCTATGAATCCATCTGTCTCAATATCAAAGTACAGCATGTGCGCTCCTTATTAATATGTAACAAAAGAAGTACAGCAGTACCATCATTGTTAATGTAACTAATACTATTCTCATCACTGTCCCTCCCTAATTTTTTTCTTTTTACATGCACCTGTCAGGTTCCAGTTACCTGGATTACTGACTACTGCACACCACCACTTACCGTTGAAGAAGAAGGCACTGCCTCCACACTTATTGCATAAGGCTTTGGTTTTCAAAACATTACCTCCTCTTCTTTATCGAATGCATTTCCTTCAATAAGTCTTCCGGTATCTGAGTTGTATCTAAGTTCTCCAGCAATTCCTGTGACTCCACTTGTTCTATTTTTAAGAACTCGTACTTGCGTTTTGTTTCTGTCCTCTGATTGTTGGTCTCGTTCAAGTCCAAGTACGCAGTCCGATAATTGTGCAATTGCTGCCGAACCACGGAGGTGACTGAGCGAAGTAGTTGCGCCATCTTCATGTGATCTGTCTCCCGATAAACGTTTAAGATGTGATACTAGAATTAAACCCATGCCTGTCTCTTCAACTAAGCTACGAAGTTTAGTCATGACTATGTCTATAGCTTTCCTTTCGTTATCTTGGTCAAGGCCGCTAACAACAATAGATATATGGTCAAGCACGATGAAGCTACAACCACAAGACTTGTTAAGATAACGGATGCGAGATAAAAGATTATCTGTTTCCATAGATCCAAAAGAATCATAAAGGTATAGTCGACCACTTCCCGCAGTAGCTTCCCAGGCTTTCCGTAGTTCATCTCCACTAGCACCATCAGCGTCAAGATGTAATGGTATGTTAAGCGATATAGAGCAGAAGCCTTGTACCGTTCGCTTGATGTTTTCTTCGAGTGCGACATAACCTATTGTCTCCCCTTGTTCAAGCAAAGAATAAGCAAGCTCTCTTGTGAAGAGAGACTTACCTATACCTGTGCCTGCTGTGATAGTAGTCAACTGTCCTTTGGATACACCACCTATAAATTTATTCATGTGGTACCAAGGGTAGTCCCGTGTTTCATTCTCAACTTCAGTAGTTAAGATATCCCATGTGTCTGTTCCTTCTACTACCCCATCAGGACGCCAAGGCTTAGCTTTCCAAAATGCTTGTACTACATCAGCACCTCGTCCAGCTATTAGACATTCATTAGCGTCCTTCATCGGGAGGTGAGAGACCTTCACCTTCCCAGGAGAAAACAGGGTGACACATTCTGCTACTGCATCTCGACCAGGCTTATCCTCGTCCATCATTAGAACGACCTCATCAAATTTCTCAAGCCATTCTAAGTGCTTAGCTAGTTGTGCCTTAGCACCTTGAGCTCCATTCGTAACAGAGACACAAGCGTACTTATGATTCATGAGTTGAGAGAACGACATACAATCTATCTCGCCCTCAAAAACTGTAACAGATCTGCCATCGTTCCATAGATGTTGACCAAACATGGTGTCTGATTTCTCTGTCCAATTAAAACTCTTGTCTGCAAACCTTAACTTCTGTCCCTTAGGTTTACCTGTTGCATCTTTAAAGTTGGCTACCTGTACTCCCTTGCCTTTGTATGTACCTACTTGATAATTAAATTTCTTAACTGTCTCAAGTGATAGTCCTCTTTTAGTTAGAGGTTTATACTCTAGGTCTTGTAGCACAGGCGTGCCTCCCTTAGTTGATTGATTAGGTTGTCCATCAGCGTGCTCATAGTATCCGCAGCCGAAGCAGTACGCACTGCCCTCAGGATAACGGGCTAGGTTATCCTTGCTGTTACACTTAGGGCAGGGCTCATGTGTTGCGCTCAAGCTAACACCCAGCTTGTGTAAGCTGAGCCTTTAGCATCCTTCTTTCTTTTAGTAATTATGTTCATACCCTCTGCTCTCAACAGTGAGATAGCTTTTCTAATACAACCTATCTGATAGTGTTGAGCTTTAAGGTGAGTGATATGTTTATCTTTCTTCAAGATTGTTCTAACAGTTTCAAGCTTTGTCATTACTTAATCTCCTTTAACCACGAGTCAGGTACAACTTTGTCTGCATACTTAAAGCCGTTAAGCTCACACCACTTACCGTATGTAGTTTTGCTAGTCTTACTGATACGTGTTTTTGAATTTGAAAATACAAATCGAATATCTAATTCCGGATGTTGTTCTTTAATCAACTTATGCTTCTTCCGGTCGGCTGTCACAAAGCGACCTTTAGTTTCCACGATAAATTTTTTGAAAACAAAATCAGGAGTGTACTTATGTTTAGTTGTTGGCTTAGAGTATTCAATCTTCTTATCCTTAGGTTCATACTCAAAGGGTACCGAGGCTGACTCGAGCTGTTTAGCAACGAGATCTTCTAAGCCTGAGCGATACCCTTCACGTATAGCTCGGTAATGATTCCGATTAAAAGTCAATGCTTTCATCCTCACCTTCCGCCACTTTAGCTACGGGCTTTGGTTCAGCTGTGAAGCCATCTTCTTTATCGAATGCATTGGCGCCACCTTGCCCACCTGTTACTAGCTCAATAACCTGAACGGCATTGATACGTAACATGAGCCCACTATAAATTGAGGTAGATACTGCACCTACATTCAGTGCTAACTTAATCTTACTGCCACCCCATATAGTTCCTGCGCTTTCATCCATAGGATTCTTTTGTGCATCTACTATAGTGATACGGTTCTCAACCAAGCTACCATCAGCTTGTTTAAAGTGTGCCTTAGCTTTAGTCTTAACATCATAAGCACCAGGTATTTCATTCCTGTCATCGTCTAA